GGTGCTTGGCCTTGTCCGGCTGGCCTATTTGGTACCTATATAGTATATATGTATGGGATAATGTCAAGAGTGCTCACATGCGGTATTCATGCGGTGTGTGGGTATCGCATGTATGTATCGGTATTGTTCGGCTTCCGTATGATTGCCACTGTGCACTATATTGGACAGCTGGCATGCTGCTGTTCATGCCCTGTTGCTGTCTCACAGGACAGGACAGTCAATGGATTGCCTGCTGTTGCCAATGCTCGCTATAACTCCTTCGGTTTCCGTACGATTCCCGGGATTGACCAGGACCAGCAGGACCAGGACATCATACCATTGTACTAGCACGATAGTACAAGTAAGGGAAGGGATTAAGAGATAGGATCTTCAGGAGAAGTCTTGTTCATGTTCTGTGCCTTCTTCTGAATGTTCTGTGCTTGGTCTTGGTCTTGTCCTGGTAGTACCAGTACAGTACAGTCTGTAGTTAGAAGAAGATCTGCTGTTGTTGTTCTCTTAGAGCCTGGGACCTTCTCTGGACTATCCTGCTTCGACCGTTCGCTTGTCGGACTTGGCCGAGGTCGGCCAGGATCGCAGGGTTATCCACAGAAGGCACCAAATACGCTTGGACTTCCGCAAATAGATGTTGTTGGAAGTTGGACTTGTTCGTATTCCGAACTGTTGTGCTATACTGTCCAGTATGCCAAGGCGACAGGTGAACAGCGACATACTGAGCAAGGGAAGAGACCAGCTACCCAGGTCCCCGGCGATCAAGCCAGGCCAGGCGCTTGCCGCTGTTCCCGCAGCATTGGCAGCCCTATCAACAGCAGGACAGCCAGACCAGGACGGCACCCGCTACGACCTCGACGCAGCACGCGCACAGGCAGCCACAGCCCAGCAGGCCGGGAGTACGTCCGATCGCGCGGTGCCCCCCCCCATGCTAGACATTATCCTCCCGTCCCATGCAGACGATCTTCTAGAACCTTCCCCCGCAGAATTACAAAAAAATATCGCTCTCAACCCCCGTCTGACTGGATTGGAAGAAGCCGATCAGCGGGTCATGTTCGAGTATTACAAGTCGCAGAACGAGAACCGCAGTGATTATGAGGTCGCACGCGTCTTCAAGGTCCCGCTCGAGCTCGTCACGCGCTTCCGGAAGAAGTACGAGTGGGACAGGGAAGTCACGGCACTGGAAGATAACACGTCGCAGGACGAGATGGACAAAAATAACCTGCACGACCTGATTGCGCTGGAAATGCAGACGATCATGGGACTGCAGGGGATTATCGGCAGGCATAACGCGGCGAGTACACAGCTCGAGGAGATGAAGAAGACGCCCAGGCCCGAGGAGAAGAACGAGCAGATCAAGTGGGATGCTGAGCGTGGCCGTCTGCTGCATGAAACGATGAGCCCGACGATGCTCATGAACATGGTAGACTCGCTGATGATCCTCAAAAAGGCCAAGATCGGGCAGCGTAAGCGCAAGATGGGGAAGATGTACGTCCTGGCGGACCCGGCCACCATCGAGAAACTGCAGCGGGAGTTCAATAACCGGCCGATAGCACCCGAACCTGACGCAGAAGGCGCATAATGGAGTCGTTTCTGACCCTCATGCGTGATGGCAACGAGCACGTGATGAGCGAAACCTTCTACCGTGCGGTCGCCAGCATGAGGGGTGGTTTTCAGCTGGGCCACTGGGATTTTAAGAAGAAAAAGTGGGTAAGGACCGTCAAACTCCACTGGAAATACCACAGAAACGACCCCGAATGGACCTTCCGCGAGCTCAAACTGAAAGCCTACTGGCCTGTTGTCGACCCCTGGATACGCAAACGGCTTGTCTCTGACACCCTGACCTTCGACGAGGCGCCGGCGTCGGCCAAACACGACCGGCCGAGAGTCTGATGCTCGCGCCCTCGCTGTACACGACCATCGAGCACGAACGTCAGGTCGACAAGTTCATCTTTCCCCATGAATTGCAGTTGGGGACTTTGCTCTTCGACGTGCCGTTCACCTTTCTCATGGGTGGGTGGAACCTGGGCAAGAGTTCCTGGCTTCCCATCTGGTTGACTTGGATGATGGAACAGCACCCCCATGAAAACAGCATCCTCATGGCACCCACCTTCGACCAACTGCGCGATGTCATCGTGCCAATGCTGATCGATACCGTCGACGGCACCTATTACGAGGGAATATGGAAGCGCAACGACCACCAGTACATCACGCCCTATGGCACCATCTTCCTGCTGTCTGCGCAGGACCCCGAGCACATCCAGGGGCGCAAGGTCTGCGCAGTGGGGGGAGACGAGGCCGGCCAGTGGTCCTATGAGGCGTGGTTCCACGTCAAGAGTAGGATCTCGAAGAAGGGCGGACGCTTCCTGGCGGCAACAACGCCGTATTTTGTCAACTGGATGTATCACGAGTGCTTCCAGGCATGGCTGAGACATGACCCCAACTACCAGTTCTGGATCGGCAGCAGTCTGATGAACCCCGCGACCGACCGTGAAGTCGTCGAGCGCGACCGCGCGACCATGAGCCCGGAAGAGTTCAACTTCTACCGCCTTGGGTTGTTTGCCAAGCCCTCGACCCTCGTCTTCCAGGAGTTCGAGAGGTCGCGCTGCACCCGGGACTTCAAGAAGGTGCAGACGCCGTGCCTGGCTGCCATGGACTTTGGCACCGACCCCGACCCCACAACGTGCATCATCGGTCACTGGGGGCGCGGACCGCTCGAAATCTACGAGTCGTACTACCGTTCCAACACTCTGTCAAAGGATCACGCCGACGTTCTGGGCCCGATGTTCATCCGCTATGGCATCCACTGGGTTGTCTACGACTGCCGCTCTAAGGGACTGCAGCGTGAACTGGCAGCCGCAATCGAAGACAAGTACCATCTCGGCATCGAGTGGATCCCCGCCAATGGAAGTCTGCTCGTTGAAGACGGCGTGTGGACGATCAAGGGCCTCATCCACCAGACCAGTTCGGCTGGCATGAGCAACCTGCTCATCGACCGCTTTCTGGGCAAGGACATGATCAACGAGATGGAAACGTGGGAGCGGGACAAGACGACCGGCAAGTGCAAGGCACGTGGCCCCAACCATACCATCGACCCATTGCGGTACTTCATCTGGTACTGGCAGGTCCTCGCCCGGCGTGGGGATATTCCACCCGACGAGGCACCAGTGACTTCCAATGAACCGAAGTTTCTCACCGAAGGGCAGCTACTCGCCCGTACGACGTTTGCCGAGCAGGAAGCGATCTACCAGCGCAGCATCGACAGCAGCAACATCATCGACATTGAAGGCAACTACGGAGGCGACCAATGATTGATCCGAATGCTCCCTCGTATTTTCAGGAAGTAATCCCCGGCACGAAGGCTCCTCTTCCTGCCGATCTCCGGCGCGACTATACCGCAGCCGTCGAGGAAGCATCCGATGTGCACCAAGCCATGGCAGTCTACAACCGCAAATATGAAGGCTCGACCTTCAAGGCGATCGCCCATGGTCAGGCGGAAAACGAACCCCACGTGAACCTGATCGCTAGTACGATTGAACAGATGGTAGCGATGAACAGTTGGAAGAACCCGAGGATCACCGCTTTACCCGTGGAGACAAACGACGTGCAGCAATCCCACGTGGTCAACGCCCTCTTCCGCTTCTGGCAGCACCACTTGAAGTTAAGAGACTGCCAGGAACGCACGAACCGCACAGGGTTCATCTATGGCACGGCTCCTGTACGCGTCGACTGGATCAAGGATGAAAACGCTTTCGAGCGCGGGGAGTTCCGCGTCCACTCGACCAACCCCATGAACTTTCAACCCGATCCCCATGCCACCTGTCTTGAGGACATGAGGCACTGTACGTTCGACAGCATCTGGTCGCTGGACGCAGCAGAAGCACAGTGGCCGAAAAGAGTAGCATCGGCCGTCGATGCTGTTCCGGTTGATCCCACGTTCCGGTCGATCCCTGCACGTTCAGTCCTTGTTCACGAGACGTACTACGCGCCGACCACCAAGCACAAGGAAGGACGTCTCATCCGTTGGACCAGTTTCGGCCTGCTGGAAGACGAAAGCACCATCGAGACGCCCGATCACCGCTATCCGTTCGCCATTTTCTACAACGTGCCGAGCACGACATCCTTCTGGGGCATCAGCGAAGTCCACAACATGGTCCCGATCCAAGCTGCCTACAACAACGTGCTCTGGTATATCACCCAAGCGCTGCGGTACACGATCGTCAACAAGTATGTGACGAACGACCCCAACCTCAAGGGGACAAAAGTCAACATGAACACCTCGGAAGTCCTCGTCCTGGACAACGGAGACAAGGGTTTCTTCAAGTTGGTCGAAAAAGGAACAGTCGACGCAGGGAGCATGGCCATGCTCGGGATGCTCTTTAGCGACATCCAGCAGGTGTCCGGTGTCCACGGCGTCCAGGAAGGGAACCCCGGCGCTGTCACGGCTGCGACAGCACTGCAAACACTGGCCATGCTTGGCAGTCAGCGCATGGACACGCGCAAATTGCATATGGCCGATACCATGGGGGACGTGGCAGAACTGCTGATCGAAATGGCGGGGAGGGGCGGACTCTACACCCATAATCACTTCCTTCGTATTCTGGGCGAAGAGAACCCAATCGAACTGCAACCTGCGCATATCCAGGCAGACTTCGACATCATGTGCTCCTACCAGGAGAGTTTCCCGGAGGAACTCAACGCAAGACTGCAGATGATGGCGCAGATGGCGTCCATGAAACCTGAACAACGTGCGCTCATCGCTCGCTGGACGGGAGACCCCCTTTTAGTGGAAACAGCGATGGAATTTGCCCAGGCACTTAAGGAAGGTGCCGCGACGCAGGCACAACCGACAGCAGGGACCGAACCATTGCCTCCATCTATAGCGAACCCTCTAGTAACGGCGCAGTCAGCACCCCCTACTGTCGTCACTCAGGATAAACGCCTTAGTGCGTAGAAATGCGTAGATTAAGGGAAGAGACCAAAGCGAAGATTGCTGCTGCCGGTATAGGTCGTAAGGTATCTCCTGAAACCCGTGCAAGAGAATCTGCTGCGCAGAAAGGACACAAGGTAACTTCTGAAACTCGGAAACAGTTGGCAATTACGTCCAAGGGAAACAAAAATGCACTTGGGACTGTTCGATCTGTCGAATATAAAGCAAAAGTCTCTCAGACACATATTGGGTTGAAAGCATCACCTGAAACACGGGCCAAGATGTCCACAGCACATATAGGAAATAAGTCGCATTCTGGTCTCCAGGATTCCCTTGAAACACGAGCGAAGATTTCTGCCTCGTTAAGGGCAAGGCATCTATCTGGTCCTCTTAGTCCAAACTGGAAAGGTGGCATTACTCCTGAGTATCGTGCGGCTCGTATTTCCGTAGATTATGCTGACTGGCGTACATTCGTATTTGTCCGCGATGAGTTCACTTGTCAGAAGTGTGGCAAGGTTGCCGGTCGTCTTGAAGCGCATCACATGGATTCGTTCGCTGACTTCCCTGAGAAACGGTTAGAACCCGACAATGGAATCACGTTCTGCGAAGATTGTCACGATGAGTTCAACCGCAGGTATGGACACTGGCACAATCGCAAGTGGCAGACGGTTGAGTTCTTGTCAGCTTGACACTATGTCGGAATCCGAAGTAATTGTGCTATACTGTTTAATAGTTTCGGAACCCGAACGATGGGAGGTTGACGTGCCATTGAAGCGTGGAACATCAAAAAAAACAATATCAGCCAATATCAGGACTGAGATCGCACATGGCCGCTCACAACGTCAAGCCGTCGCAATCGCAATGCACACAGCACACCCTCACGGCAAGAGTAGCAACAAAAAGAAACGGAGAGCGTGATGGCAGTTACGAAGAAGAAACCGCTTTCTCCAGTCAACGCTTCGAGAAGTGAGATGGACGCCTACGCACGCAAAGCAGGCGGACTCACCAGCACTGGCACCAATATGGGGGCTGCCACCCGGAACAGGATGACACCCCCAACAACTCAGGTTCCACTCGCGCCTTCCACGCCGGGCACAGCCTCGGTCGAAGGGTCAGATCAACCAACCGGTGAGGTCCGAACTCCTTCCTCACCGGTTGCCATTGTCAGTATCCTTGACGTGGGCGCTGCGAAGGTAGGTGACCAAGTGTCTTTTTCAGTCCTTTCAATCCAGGGAGGACAAATCTCGTTGGGAAATCCGTTAGTGCTTCCTGGCACTCCGCAAGGACAGGTGGGGTAATGCCTGTAGCCTATAGTGTCAAGACCTGCCAGCGTTGTGGCAAAGAATATGAACCAAAGAGTAGTATGCAAAAATGGTGTCTAGAGTGTAGAACGGTAGCAGTTGCAGAGAAGTGCAGAGTATATCAGCAGAAACTTCGTGATAAAGGACCTCATGGTTTCAAGTTAAAAACTTGCCAACGTTGTGGACATGAGTATCAACCAACGACTGGCAATCAGAAATACTGTCTAGATTGTAAGTCATTAGCTGCAAAGGAACATCTGGCAGCCAAGTATGCAATGAATCGAGATGAGAGGATTGCAAAAGTAAGAAAATACGCAGCTGCGCACAAAGAGAAAATCTCTATTCGGCATCACACATATCACAAAGAGTACGCAGTCACGCATAAAACTGAACTAGCAATGCGTCAGCAAATATGGGATAGAGCCAATCCTGAAAAATGTCGTCTTCATTGTTCAAAACGTCGTGCCTTGAAGTACGACAACACTCCCATTAACGAACTCTTGACCGAGACACAATGGCAAACCCTTCTCGCCAAGTACGACGGTCATTGCGCCTATTGTGGGAAGGAAGTCAAACTTACTCTTGACCATGTAATCCCGCTCTCAAAAGGCGGCAAACATTCGATTGATAACGTCGTTCCTGCCTGTCTCCATTGCAATGATAGCAAAGGGGCAAGAACGCCGGAACAATGGCTGCAGAGCCTCATAACTGGTCATGGCAGCGATGCCTTACAATCGGTACGTGCCGCAGGGCCTTGTACTGGGAGGAGAATGACATGGAAGAAGTAGTCAACCAGCAGCAATCCGTGAACGCAGCAGTCGAACCTATCGTCTCGGCAACACCAGATGTTTCGGCCCAAGCAGCCGCACCTGTGGTAGAACCCGCAGTCGTGCAGGCCGTACCGCCGCAAGCGGAACCACAGCCGAAGAAACGGGATGCAGAGGCGCGAATCAATCAACTGACTGCCAAGGTCAAGTTCACGGCAGATGAGTTGGAGCAGGCACGCACAGAGATTCAGCGGCTCAAGGCTGGACAGGGCACGGGTGGCTCAGAGGGAGCAGTGCAACATTCAGTGCCGGAAACGAATCCCTACGCACCCGTTGGGACTGGTCTCAATGGTGAGGTTACGCAAGACGACCTCGAAGGTCTGCCACCGGTGATGCGTCAAATGTACGACAAAGTTCAGGAGATGGAGAAGGAACGCGAGAACACCAAAACGTCGACTGCCCTAGAACAGTCGATCGCCACGAACTTCGAGTCATATCCTGAGATTGTTGGAGTCGTCGAAGACGCAGAGATTGCGCTGGAAATGAGCAAGCGGAGAATCCCCTTGCACAATACCGATCTTGTGTTTGCTGGTCGCGCTCTTGGCGTTACCCGCGCACGGATCAAAGAACTTGAGGCGGAGAACGCTTCCCTCAAGGGTGAATTGCACAAAGATGCGGTTGCTTCCCCCACATCGGGAAGCACAAAACCAGCACCATCTGACGAGATCGAGCCGGACTACAAACCCGGTGAACACATGGCTGCGGCTCGCAAAGCAGCTGCTGCCAAGAGATAACCGGATGCGCCAGCTCGACCTACAACTAATCTATTTGGAGGCCGATCATGGCTACTGCATATGAACTTGCAAGTACCTTCAATGCCTACACGGACCCGAAGTGGATCAAGAAGAACATCACTGATCTGCGATTCACCAACCGTCCCCTGTGGGAAGCAGCTGCTACCAAAGGCACGCTGAAACTCGAAGACCCTACGAGTCACGAGTGGCGGGTCCGTCTTGCTTATGGCAAGACCGACAACACCAAGCCGTTCAACGACGATACCGATCTGTTGACGGACAGGAACGGACAACCCATCAAGCGCCAGGAGTCTGGTACTTATGGAAAAGGCGAGTATTGCTACTACGAAAACCCCATCGTCCTTGGTATGATCGAGGATCAGCTTGAACAGAAAGGTGATACCCAACTCGAAAACCTTGTCGACGATGAAGTCGGCAAAGTGCGTGACGATATGTACAACACCATGTACCAGGCACTCTTCGGTACTGGCGTCACGACCGAGACGAGCACGCAGCTCAAGACGCTCACGTCCTTCCGCGACATGCTCAGGTCTGGTGTCATTGCTGCGACGATGGACAAATATGAGGGCATTGACCGGTCCGGGACATTCTCACATGATCCTGCCGACAGTCAGGGCCCGTGGGTAACAAACCAGTGGTGGATGCCGACCGTTGGCGCTGCAACTGGAACCACCGATCTTATCTGGGATCTCAAACAGTGGATCACGCACGCGAAGAACCGCAACAAGGGAACGAAGTTCAGCGTGATCTTCGCCAATGAAGACATGCTGAAAATCCTCAACGACATGCAGGCGGCCAAAATGGCGATTCTCATGCCGTGGACGCCGACGAACATGGACCTCGCCTGGTCCGCTGAGTTCGCCATCGACAAGGTTCCCGTTGTCCAGGATGACAGCATCCCCGACAACACGTTCTGGGGCCTTGCGTTCAATACGTTCAAGCTCACCGACATCATGCCCTACCATCTGAGTCCGTGGGAAGTCATGCAGCACTACACCAAGATCTATACGACCCTGCAGTGGGGTGGTCAGCTGATCAGTGACAACGTCGGTGGCAACGGCGTGTTCACCTACACGCCATAAGGGAGGCCAACCATGGAATCCTATTTCCTCAAGTGCCCTATCGAACACCTGCAGATTCCTCTTGAACCGGCTGCTGATACGGTCGGTGAACTGGTCAACTTCAATGTCGGTTCCACGCTCTGCAAGGTCAAGTCCAGTTTCCATATCGTGACTGCTGCAACCGCTGGGGCACTCATCGACATTGGAAACACGGCGACCAGCGATGCTCGGGCGACCGATATTCTCAACGGTGGATCAGCTATCGCCGGAGCACAGGGCGGGCTGGGCGAGACGATCGTCTGTCTCACCAAGATTTGCGCGGCCAACTCCTACATCACTGCCTACAACACGATCACGGGCACTGATGCTGCGACCGTCGCCACTGGTATCGTCGGCTACATCGACCTGGAGATCACGCGCTACCCCGTCATTGTCGGCGACCAGTAAGGAAGGTGATGTATGAACGCATTCCTTCTGGACTTTACTGATCCCTCGATTATTGTTGTCAGCAAGTCCGGCAACGATGATCGAGGTAAGGGTTCATTCACGAGTCCTGTCAAGACGCTGACCAAGGCGCTGAGTCTGGCAACCGCTGCTCGTCCGACCATCTTCATGCTGCCCGGTGTCTATGCCGAAGCGGCAATGATCACCTGGCCGAATGTCAGTGGCCTGTCCATCATTGGTCTGGGCGGCGTCACCATCAGTAATGCGAACGCGGCTGTAGCGGTCATCGACATCAATCCGACCTACAC